ACTGCTTGGATTGATCAATCTGTGCTTGGGTCTCCTATTGGTGCTGGGTCTGATAATTACTTATATCAGCACGAAATAGGAAACGATGCAGCCAACGGCACCCAAACAACCGCCATGCTATCGTCTTTCCAGACGGGTTATTTCCAACTTAACGAGGCCGACAACTTGATCTTTATTGATCAGATATGGCCTGACATGAAGTGGGGAACGTATTCTGGTAATCCAAATGCGACCGTGCAGATTACATTCTACGTCACTAATTACCCCGGCGATACACCTGTTCAGTACGGCCCTTATACAATGACGCAAGCCACAGAATACATATCTGTCCGCATCAGGGCGCGTTTAATGGCGTTTAATATATCGTCCAATGACGTTGGTACGTTCTGGCGGCTAGGTGCAATCAGATACCGCTATCAGATTGACGGGAGATTTTAATGGGTGCGTCACTTGACGATATTCTCACCACACAAAAGAACGGCGTTATTGCGATCAATAACCTTGCGAGTTATTTGCAAAGCATTGTGTCTGAAATAACTAATGTTGTTCCAACAACATCTTCAGCGCCAGTTGTAGCTACAACAACTCAAGTGTTTACGGGAAAAGGGCTTCTATACAGCATATCCATACCGTTAACGTCCGGCTCTAACCAAGTGCTTTTGTATGATTCAGCAACAACCGGCGGCATAGCAAATTCCAATTTAATTTATTCTTCTTTGCCAGCCAATGCCGCTAACTTTGTCCCGTACCGAGACATTCGTATTCATGTTACCAATGGGCTGGTGGTTGTTGCTCAAACTGGTATGTCCGCTGTCGTTTCTTACACGCCAAATATCTGAGGTCATCATGCCATTAGCACACGGTAAATCTCAAAAGACGATTAGTAAGAATATAAGCGAAATGACCCGTGCGGGTCACCCACATGATCAGGCGGTAGCGGCTGCGCTTAATATGGCCCGATCGGGAAAAGCAGAGGGTGGTCCCATGGATTACCGCAAAGCCAATTTAAACATACCTCATATTGAATATCCTATGCATGCCGAGTTAACCCACAAGGGTCCAATTCATAGTCCGGTTGCGGGGCGTACCGACCACTTACCAACCAAACTTGATTCGGGGTCATATGTCATACCTGCCGATATCATTTCGTCCATGGGCGAAGGCAACACGATGGCAGGGTTCAAGATTGCTCGGCGCATGTTTTCAGGAAAACCCTATAGCCAACAAAAACAACCTTATTCCTCCGAAGGAATGCCATACGCCCAAGGTAAACCTTATGGTGCTCGAGCCTCGGGTGGACGCGCTCCCGTTGAAGTGGTGGTTGCAGGTGGGGAATATGTTATAACGCCAGAAGAAGTGACCCAGTTAGGCAATGGAGATATTGACCACGGTCATGAAATCCTTGATCATTTTGTTACTGGATATCGTAAAAAAACCATAGAAACGCTTAAAAAGTTACCCGGACCTAAGAGGGATTAATGGCCGAAGAACTTAAAATACGACTTGGAACACCAGAAGACGAATCAGCAATGCTAGACCTTGCCCTACGGGCGTGGGAAGAAAACGGCATCAAGGGTGTCAACCCTGAAAAGATGCTTGGTATGATCAAACCCGCTTTATATCTGTGGCAGGGGCTTGTTGGCATCATTGGTAAACCCGGCGAAAAGATTGAAGGAGCAGTCCTTCTAAGAACGTCTCAGATGTGGTATTCTGACGAATGGATGCTTGAGGAAAAAGCTATATTTGTTGATCCTGAGTTCCGTAGCGCAAAAGGTGGACGTGCGCGTAAACTATGCGAGTTTTCCAAGAAGGTGGCCGATGATTTGGGTATCCCCCTCATTATTGGCGTTCTTTCTAATCACCGTACTGAGGCAAAGGTCCGCCTGTACGAACGTCAATTTGGGCCTCCTGCGGGGGCTTTTTTCTTATACAATGTCCAAACAGGACACGATGAGCACGTAACGGAGCACTAAAATGGGCGGCAAAACCGGAACCACTACCCAACAGGTATCCATACCTCCCGAGGTGCTGGCTCGGTATAACTCCGTTAATGCTCAGGCTCAACAGACGGCTGCACAACCATTTCAACAATATAGCACTGATCCAAACGCATTTGTTGCCCCATTAAATCAACAGCAACAGGCGGGTATTGGTAACATCAATCAATATGCCACTTCGGCCCAACCCGCCTACGGCGCAGCCCTACAAGGCACGGCACAAGCCTATCAAGGTTATAACCCACAAAACTACCAACAGGGCGTGGCGGGGTATATGAATCCCTTCGTCAGCCAAGCCATGGGTTCAACTGCCGCTTATTTACAGAACCAAAATCAACAACAACAGCAACAGATTTTGGGCCAAGGAATATCTGCCGGAGCGTTCGGTGGCGATCGTGGTAAAATTGCACAGGCCGCATTAGCAGGACAACAAAATCTTGCAACAGGTAACGTATTAGCCAACATGGCTTCTACTGGTTATCAAAACGCCGCTCAAAACTATATGGCAGGTCTTGGTCAACAGGGTGCTCTTGCTGGGCAACTTGGAACATTGGGTGCGGGTGCTCAAACGGCAGGTCTTGCTGGGGCGCAAGCACAATTGGGCGCAGGTACTCTTGGTCAGCAAACCCAACAGGCAGGCAACACGGCCCTTTACAATCAGTTCTTGCAACAACAGGCCTATCCGTTCCAAGTGGCACAATTCTTGGCAAATATTGCAGAAGGTACTGGCGCACTGTCTGGTTCCACCACAACCACGCAACAGCCTATGCCGTTCTTCTCCGATCGACGCCTTAAAGAAGACATTAAGAAAATTGGTACAGCCTATAACGGTCTTCCAATTTATACTTATAAGTACAAGGGCGATGATACTGAACAGACCCATATTGGCTTTATGGCCGATGAGGTTGAGAAAAAGCATCCAGAAGCCGTAGGGTTGGCAGGTGGTTATAAAACCGTAGATTATGAGAAAGCCTCTCGTCCCGCGCATTATAGCGGTGGATTGGTGTCCGAGGGCGGTGCCGTTGGCATGCAACACATGGGTGAAGGATATGCGGATGGTGGCTACGCCGATACAACTGCGTTTGGCAAGTACGATCCCTATGATATTAATTCATTTTATAATTTGTTGAACCGTCAACAGACCGCTTTAAAAAATCCCAATGCAGCTTCTATGAGGCAAATGGGTGGTGAACCGGGTCTTGCGGGGCGTGTTCCTGATTCTAAAGTTTCAGTTGGTCAATTAATGACCGCAGGTTCTGCACCGTCAATGCCAGAGAGCGTGTTGCAACAAGGTTTAGGTGCCGCTGACGAAATTGAGCAGGGTGGTAAATTATTCACGGGTGCTAAGGATTATCTCAATAAAGCCTATGAATATATGAAGACCTTGGACAAACCTACGCAGGCTCAAGGTGGTCTTGTTGGATATGCCGATGGTGGTGATATTCCATATGAGACATCCAATGACCCCATGGAAAAAGTTGCAAAGAATAGTCAGCAACCTGAAAGAAAACTTGCTACAGCAGCCAATCCTCCCGGCAATCCTTCTCAATCTGGGTTGGGCATGGGGGACTTATTAGGCGCAAGTAAATTGGCGGGGTCTATGGGCGGTTTAGGCGCTACGTCTCAACTTCCCGGCTTATATAGTGCCGCCTCTGCTCCATTACCTGATGTTGTTGGCGCAATGGCAACGGGCGGAGAAGAGGCTTTTGCGGCTCCTGAAGCGGCTAGTGGTCTTGGTGCGGCGATGTCTGGTATTGGTGATGCGGCTATGTCTGCGCTTCCAATTATTTTAGCGCCATTTGGGCTTTCATCAGGCGGTCTTGTTCCTCGTGAACACCATGCTGATGGCGATGTAGTTGGTGACGAAGGTGGCCTTGATAGCAAACTACAATATAAGATTGCTCCTCAAAGTCTTGCAGATATGGATGCCGCGCAACAACAAGTTGTAAAAAATATTTATCAAGGTGAAAGCGGCGGAAAATACAACATTCTTAATGGTGGCGAAGAATTTGATCCATCTCAAGGTCATCCTCATCGCGTTGGCAAAGGCGGACAATCTACGGCCGCAGGTGCGGGTCAATTTATTGGTGAGACATGGGATCGAGTAACTGGCGGTGCGCCAATGACCCCTGCTTATCAAGACGCAGCTACATGGCAACTTGCAAACGATGATTATAAAAAACGTACTGGTCGCGATTTAAGGCAAGATGTTTCTGAAAATGGTTTTACACCTGAAATTAAAAAAGCCCTTGCGCCAACTTGGACGAGCCTTGCACAAAAAGAACCATCTAAAACCAATGGCGATTTGTTCAGCGGTTTAGGAAATATGTTTGGTATCGGTTCTGCACAGGCTCAAGAACAACAGCAAAACCAAGGTGGTCTACTGCCACAGACGGGCCTCATATCTGAGCAAACAATTATACCTTTGTTGTCCGGCCTTGGGGCTATGGCATCGTCTAAAAGCCCATATCTTGGTGCGGCTATTTTACAAGGTCTTGGTGGCGGTGCTAAGGCTTATGAAGATGTGCGTACACAGCAGATGGAGCGTCAGGCGCTATCGCCTGTTATTTCGCAACGCAACATTGCTACAACAAATGCCCTTCAAACGGGTCTTATGCAATTCAATGCAATGCGCGACGCAAACGGTCAACCTCCAATTTCTATGCAAGAGTTTGCAAAACTATCGGGTTATCAAGGAAATCTTCCTACAGACGCTCAGGCAATTACCGGTCAAACGGGTGTGTTTGGACAACCTGCGGTGCAACCTGCAGCTGGTCAGACCGATCAGGGTAAAGTTGGCCTTGCACCCGCTCCTACGCTCCAACAAATGCATTCAGGTACTGTTGTTCGTGACGGCATAGAAATTCCTCTTGGAAATGATCCCGCATCACTTCAATCATTCATCAATAAATATAAAGGTGTTGGTGGAACAGGTTCTTTCCTTGAAGGACAAGTGAAAGCATATGAGGATCGTCTAACCGAAATCAACAATACTAAATTAACACGCGATGTTAATGGTAATTCTATCCCCGCATTAGGTGTTCTTGCTGCATCGCGTAAGGCCGCTCTTGCTGAAAACGTCACGAAGAATATTCAATCGCAATATAACGATGCTACGGATTTTGAAAAAAGCTATGCGGTTAATAATCAACTTATTAACAATATCGCCGAGTATTCACGCTTGGCAAATATGAACCGTGCAACACCTGAATTGGCTGAAGCCATTGGTAGATTAAGTTCAATACCGGGGTTTGATGCATATATTAAACCAGATATGGCAACTCTCCAAAAAGCCAACGATTCTGGAACAAAGAGTGCAGTTATTTCTGCATTGCAAACCCTTTCAGAAAATGCAGGTTCTGCTCAAAAATCCGTCTTACAAGAAGCGTTACATGCTGTTGCGACACCTAGCATTAATCCGGGTTCACGGCATGATATCGTTGCAAACGCCAAAGCAAAACTTGAGCAACAACATGATCTTAATCAAGCATGGCTTGCAGAAGGCGTTAAAAACAATGGTCAGTATCCTGAGCCCGTATTGTTTACCTCTCAATTCAATAAAGCAAACCCATTAGAAAGCTATCTTGAAAAAGCCAAGAAAGACATTCCTCCATTCGCTGGGCAAGCCCAGTCCGAAGGAAACCGTACTGTTACACGTACTGGTATAGTTCAAGACGGTCCCAATGCAGGTAAAAAAGCCATTCAATATTCCGATGGTAGCGTGGAGATTCAATAATGGCTGAAAACATCAAGTGGGATAATGAACCATCACAACCAGAAGGGGGCAACATTGCTTGGGAACCCGAAGTTGGTGGCCTTGAATCATTTGGTCGAGGTGCCGCACAAGCGTTTGGTCTCGGTTATTCCCCACAATTGATTGCGGCCGCTAAGACAGGTCATATGCCCGGCAGTACTGAACCGGAATATCTTGTTGAACTAGCCAAACAAAAAGCCGCCACAAACGCCGCATGGGAGCAGCACCCCTATTTATACGGAACTGGCATGGTTGCATCGGCTATTCCTGCGGCAGTTGGTGCTGTATTGGGCGCTCCTGAAGAAGCTGCGATTGCGGGTGGATTGGGTGCTGCTGATTTATTGTCCGGTTCAAGCAATATCGCAAGCCTCGGTGGGGCGGGTTTACGCGCTCTTGCGGGTGAAGGTGCAGGAATGGCTCCTAGTGCGTTACGCGGGGTTGCTACGGCTGCAGAAAATCCTCTTGTCCAAGGGGCTATTTACGGATCATCAGAAGGCGAAAATTTATCTGACAAATTAAGTGGCGCGGCCGCAGGTGCTATCGGTGCTAAAGTTGCCCCTATGGTAATTGGTGCCGCTGGTAAGACCGTTGGTGCGTTAGCAGGTAAAGTTGCCGATCCTCTTGTTCATGCCCTTACAGGTGGCGCAGATAGTGCCGCAATAGCAGGTAGCCTTGCTCATGACATTGGTGTTTCTTTGCCCAGTGCTTCTGTAGGACAAGGCACTATTCCAAACGTTGCATCAAAATTTGATTTCTTTAATCAAGTTCCAAAATCGTCCGCTCGCACTCTTTCTCAACTTGGAGAAAAGGTATCTGACTTATCTGGTGAATACGATCCTGAAAAAGCCGGCGAAGCAGTACGTTCTGCAGTTGGTCAATTTTTACAAGACGATCAAGACCCAATTGGTTTCCGTTCTCAATTGAATAGCCATTATAAACCGCTTGATAATCTATTTAATCCCAATCAAATGATGGATATTTCCAATGTTCGTGCCGCAGTTGAAGCAGCTCGTAATTCTTCGCTTGGTAAAGTATCGGACCTTGAACCTACTTTTAAAGTAGTCGAAAAAGCGCTTGCTGATGAGCGTGGTCATAATTTTGAAGATATGAAAAAACTTCGTGAAGTTATTAGCGATGCAATGACATTTAATAGAATGCCGGGAAGCGCAGGGTTGAATGATAGCGTCCTTGCACAATTGCGTGAAGCCGCTACTAAAGATATGAATGCCTACGCTCAATCTGTAGGTGGGCCACAGGCCGTTCAGGATCTTGCAAAGGCAAATCAAAACGCTCAAAAACTATACAACTTGCGGGACACCATTTTAAAAACAGTTGGTAACCCTAATGCTGGTCCGGGCTTTAAGCCATCGTCAAATATTTACACAAACATTATTTCTGCTGCCTCCGCTAAAAAGCCAAACATAGCAGCTCTTGCTCCATTACAGCAGGTTGTAAATAATTATGATCCAGATGCGTGGAGCCTTATTGGTAAAAATTATACAAATAATCTTGCGCCTAATGGAAATTTCTCATTTGGAAACTTTAACAAACTATATAACGATGCCCTACATCCACAAGGCAAGGACTTGATATTCGGCCAAGTTGGTGACGGCGGTGCGCGAGATACATTAGAAAAAATTAATTCGCTTGGCCGCATATCATCTGATGGAACTCCATTAGGGGTTAAACTTGATTCCCTCGCTCAAAAAGCAGGTGCTAATATTTCTCCTGTAGTTTACCCAGAAGTGTTAGCGGCTTTTGGTGAAAATGCTTTGTTAGGTGGTTTTCCTTTAAGAACAATGACGGCGGCAGGTGCTGGTTCTTTGGCGGGTGCTTATGGTGCTCGTAATATTGCACGTCCTGTATCACAATATGTACCATCTACTGGCGCTCGGATTGCAGGCGAAACCGTTAAAAGAACCGCTCCATTGGTGGGCGCACAAATTGCCGCTCCTGCTCTTGGCCCAGCGGTTAAAGGTGCAGGTATCTATGGTGGAGCAAGGGCAATCAACCAACTGCCACCCAGTGTGTTAGCAGGTATGGGATTAGCCGCTCAAAGATTTTTACCGCAGGCTTCTGGTGGCCGTACTGAACGAGCCTCTGGCGGTCGCACAACGCATTCTGCCGCATCCAAGGCAAACGTCTTGATCAATATGGTAGACAAGATTAGAAAAGAACAAGGCAATGAAACAAAGCCTTTACTTAACTTGGACGACAATACCGTCGCCAAGGCATTAGCCGTTGCAAATAGGGGTATATAATGGATAACTTGGAACTTGAGTTAAAATTGACCGTTGCACATGTTAACACAATTTTGAAACATCTTGGTGCAGGTGCTTATGCCGAGGTGGCAGAATTGGTGAACTTGTTGCATGGACAGGCAAAACCACAAATTGAAACTGTAGCCTCACCTGCCCCTGCAGAACAACCTATTGCCCTACAGTAAAATTGTCGTAGGACAATCTGCGAATGACGTAGCCGGACTTCTTTGCTGAATATCTGGCTATGTCAAACGAATCCCATTCTCCGGTTATCCACATAACCATCATGGCAAAAATCATACTGTCGCCATAGTAGGCTACGATATCATTGTTGGGATCAAAGTCTGCCATGCGTTCGGCTATACGTCCCTCAAAATCAGGAATGTAATTGTCGGTAGCAAGGTTATCAAACATTGGCCGATCGCAGACATAAACAGTTTCGTTTGCCAATTGAGCCAGTTCGTCAGGATTCAATTTGAAAGACGGGTTGCAGACAAATACTCGCTCGTATTTCCTCATAATCTTCTTCTTCCTCTGGTTCTAATTCTATCCAAAAATCCCATAGGGGATGGTCCCGTCTCATAAGGCGAAGTTCCCGTGTCAATGAATCAAAATCAATATCTCTATCAACGACACGGGAGCGTGCGTGTGGGTCAACTCTTGATCTGCCCAGTAGTTGGTACATCGCCTTTGTCACCAGTTGGTTTAGGAACCTCAGTATAGTCTTTTCTTCTTACACACATCAATCACCTATTTTATCAAAAACGGTATTTGCGATGTCTTTGCTGTCAGCATTATATTGTGACTTTGTTATACGCTTAAGAGCATCGCGCATCAGTTCGTTTTCAACTCTCAACCTGACCATATCAGAAACGGTAACATCGTCTGCATGGCGATCGGAAGGGGCGTATGGCCCCAACCAACGTAGATTAGCCAATTCCCGTTTACTTTGAAAGCCTGTCATCTTGTTTCTTGTCCCATGAAAAGGTTGGTAGGGTTATTTTCATCCGAGTTTCTTCACCCCCTTGGGCCTGTTTAATCTTTTGGATACGAGAGGCGTGTTTGGCCAGTTCAATCTTCAGTTTGTGTTCTTTGGTTTTACTGTCCGTCATTTTTCATGACCTCCTCAAGATCCATGGTAACGGTCGGCATATTAGCCAAACATGATTCGGTCCCTAATTGACCATAGCCAACAATGTCATCCCAATGGTCACGATAGTTATAATCCCCGTGAAGCACTCGAGATATCTTGACCGCTATCATTTCAAGGGCTTCTTTCTGCCCATCGTTCAGTACGTCCCAGTTTTTGCCAGACTTTAAATAGTCTTTAAGCCCTTGGCTAAATCCAGACTGTTCCCGGTAAACCCCATGGGTCCGTTGGCGTTTGGTAATAATCATTTCAATCTTCTCCATAGTATTTGATGTAGGCGTGTTCAATTCCGTGCTCACTGAATAATTCTCCGATATATCGACGAAGCTGAACCACTTCTTCCTTGAGTCTTTCATTTTCAATCCTGTATTTTTCGAACTCCTTCATGGCCCACTTAAACCGCATGTCAGCCGCCAGTAGTTCATCATGGAGTTCCGTGTCTTTCATTTGCCCCTCAATATATCAATCGCTGCCTTAAAACGCTCAAGGGTGCTCATTGGAGGACGGGTTTCAATTGCATTGATAATGCGTTTGCATTCTGCCTCTAGAATTTTGGTGCCATAAAAGTCCAACCGTAAATTTACGGCATCAGAGAACGCTTGTGACTTAATAAAGTGGTTAAACTCAGAACTGATATACCTGTACAAGTCCCGTTCACGAGAAGCCATCATGCCACCCATGGATGATAACAAGTCCCTTTCTAATACCTTTAACGGGTCTTCTGGCTTTGCAATTGATTTAAGTATTTTGGGAGGACGTCCGCGGCGTGGTTTTGCAAGTTCTATGCTTTCAATTTTCTTTCTTTGTGCATGTAACAATTTCATGCTCTTGCTAATTTTCTTTTTTGTTTCTTCCGATAGATTACGCATTTTATTTCTCCATAATTGCTGATTGAATACGTTCTTCAAGCCGATCGCTTAAAGCAGGGACTATCTTTTTCCAAAGGATCATAGGCGACATGGAATCATTGGTATGACGAAACTCATCCTCAAAAACGTCAATTCCAATGCTACATATTTTCCAATTGAAAGCATTTGTATATTCGATTGTCACTTGACCCCGCACATATAGTTCAACGGAGTCAATATCCACTGCATCGTTGACCTCTACGTCAACCGTTTTCATTTAAACATCTCCTTGTGCAACACATGGTCTTGCGGCAAACCGTTAATTAGATTTGTCTTTACACCATAGGCGGCGTGTTCTGCTTTTCCTCCTCTAATTTTGTAAACAAAAGCCTCAATATGGTAACCTTGAGACGACCAATACTGGTATATGTTACGGGCCAACTCATAAGCCGCCGCTTCTTTAAGATGATCTTTTTGATGTACTGCCATGATATATTTTCCTTATGCTAACATTTCTAAACGATACATTTCACCATCTATGTCTTCCATAACTTCATCGAATGTCATTATGGGCATTACAACACGGTGCAGAATTTTACCATTAACACTCTTCAAGTGCCGTTCAAGGGATGCAATCTGCATCGTGTCTGACATGATATAATTTTTACGCCGCATGGTGCGGTCAGGCATTTGATAATCTACCAAGATTGTCCAGATTGTACGCATGATTCCCTCCTCACGCCACGGCCGCTAGTTTGGCTTTAACATTGACCACTGTGGTCATCTCTGCATCATCCTTGGTGCAAGCCTTGTAGGACTTCAACAGCTTCTCCAAAGCCTCAACATCCTTCAAGGACACGCCGTGCGTCTTCATGAGAAGATCCTCATCAATGACCTTCTTGGCGCGGAGGTGAATGGAAAGGTCGTACATTTCGCCTTCAAGGTAATCAACACCCGTGGCAATGACTGCATCCTTGAGGATATCAAGGTTATCTTTGCCAGTCTTAAGTTCGAGGGATTGGATGGCGTACTGGTCTGCAAGGGTAAGGTTCGTATTCATGATCTAATCTCCATCTAGGCAGCAACACCGCGTCGCTGACAACACCTATAAACCACATCTGAATTAATGTTGCAACCCCCTTTCTAAAATTATTTTCAATTTATTTTTCCTGAGCAGTGGCCTTCTTTTGACGGTTCCGCCATAGGGCGTACTCAACCTCATGGTGTAGGACACGACTAAATTCCCTTTGTAATAAACGCTCGTCCTTACCACTTTGAATAATCTCCAAAACTATAAAATTTAAAATTAAACCCATAAGTCCCAAAGCCCAGACGGCCGCAACTGTTTCCGCAAGTCCCATATTTTTTTAACCTCTTTTTCTATGTGTGGCCGGAGCGCCGCTGGTATCTTGTCCAATTCCAAACGGCGTTCTTTAACCTCGGTTAATTTCAAAATCCTGCAAGCCTCTTGGTAAATATGAAAAGAACACGCAGATTGTATTGATTTTGTTTGATCTTCTAACCGTATATGGCCGTCCATCACATTATCAATTAGTTTACTCGGCTTTGTAACAGTCTCCCAGATAGTCCTCGAAAGCATCGATAGCTGCATCGGCTCCAAGGGCAATACAGACCCACGCGCCTGCTTTTTGCGCGGCATGCAAATACTCCAATTGATTCGGTTGCCATTTTGATTGGGTGTGGTCTTGGCGTTTGATTTCGCACACAAAAGTTGGATCGCCGGGGACAATAATGTCCGAAGCACCTGCCGTTAAACCTTCTGCCTTTTCAGCGTTTGCCTTGCGAAATTCCCTTTTACCCTCGTTCTTAGGATGCAAAGCAATTTTTCCCCATGTTTCGGGATACCGCATCCTAATTCGTTTAAAGAACGCCTTCTGCTCAAAGTACTCCCGCGGACATTCGCCTCGATAATCAACGATACCATATACGGCAATATTATCAGGAAACTTCATTAACGCCCCACAAACATAGTTGGTAACTTGTTTCGACGGTCAAACCTATACCAGCAGCAATTGTCTTTACCCGCACCTTCGCTATCCGGTATCCATTTAACCCGCCCGATCGACACGATCATTTCACACATTAACATATACGGTGCCGATTGCCTTGTATGCATCCAGTCCGCGTCAAACAACAACCATGTCGGTCGCAAAGCCGCGCAC